ATAACGATGGAAGAGAGTAAACTACCTTGGATAACCAAACGAGAAGCTTATAAAAACGCTTTAAACTATATTAAATTAAGAAAAGACGGATTAATTAAAAGTATTAAAACTCCTTGGCAAAGGTTTAATGATTCAGCTGTTGATGGATTTGAATGGCATAGTATGATTGTAATAGGTGGTCGCCCAGCTGTGGGTAAGACTATGATTAAAGATCAGATTATTCGTGAGGCTTTTAATTTAAATAAACATACCTATTTTAGAGTTTTAGAATTTCAGTTTGAAATGGTAGCTAAAGTTGGTGCTATCAGAGAATATTCTTCTGTATTATCTAAATCTTATAAACAAGTATGTAGCGCTGATAATTATAAGATAAGTGATGATGATTTTAAAAAGTGTATTGAATACTCTAAAGAAAAGGTTAATGATCCTATCGAAATAGTTGAAAATCCTTGTACTGTAAATGAGTTTGAGCAGTTTATAGAAGCTTGGTTTGAATATCACGCTAAAGTAGTAGGAAATGATAAACAGTATGTGCCAGGTATAATCACTGTAGATCATTCATTATTGTTTAAGAAAACTAATTTTGAAAATGACAGGATGGATACCCTTTATCATCTAGGAGAGGCACTTACTAGATTGAAAAGAAAGTACCCAGTAATTTTTATTATTTTAAGCCAGCTTAATAGAAACGTAGATAGTGTTGAAAGAACTGGTGACGGTAAACATGGTAATTATATTTTAGACTCCGACATATTCGGTTCAGATGCTTTACTTCAACATGCTGATATTGTAGTAGCGTTTAATAGACCGGGAGCTAAAAATATAAGAATTTATGGTCCTGAAAGATGGATAATTGATGATGACAGAGTATTAGTAGCTCATTTCTTAAAAGTTAGAAATGGAGATACAAGAATGAGTTTCTTTAGAGCGGAGTTTGAAAAGATGTCTATTGTAGAAACTCCACCTCCGCCTCGAGACGTTAAAATTAAGAATTAATAATATGGATACAAGTCAAAAAAGAAAGAGGATACAGGAGTTAAGAGCGTATCACGAGCCTATCTTTAGAAAGATGAATTGTATTGATCCGTTATTTATACCTAGAACAGCATATAAACCGGTCAATCATAGTGAAATTTGTATAAGCTTTTTCGCAAGTGAATTACGAAACGAGAAAGATATTTATACTGAATTTGTAAGTAAGAAGTATGATATAGAAGATTCACAGCGTACATTATGGAAATGGAAATATGATCCGGAATGGAAAAAATATATTAAATCCAATGATGTTATTCCCAGTGCTGTACAATATTTCATACCTACTTCAAAATTAATTGTTGTAAGTAGAAATAACGAATTAATATTTAATAAAGACAAAGTAAACGATTTTAAATCTAATATCACTACTGTTTTAAAACCTAAAACAAATGACGCAAATAAAGAAGAATTAATTAGTCAAATGACTATTAAGGACTTCGCGGCTATTATTTGGAAACAACCTGTTAGTGATAAAGAATGGTTAAATATATTAATAGATAGCATAGAATAATGGAAATTAAATTACCGACAGAAATTGTAAAAGCTGATTCTGACAATCCTACAAACCTTATAATTTTTTCTAAACCTAAGGTAGGAAAGACAACAGCTATTGCAGCTCTTCCTAATTGTCTAATCATTGATTTAGAAAAAGGAAGTAAATATGTAGATGCTATGAAGATTCAAGCTAATTCTATAAAAGAATTATTTGCTGTAATCAAAGCTATTAAAGAAGCTGATAAGCCTTATAAGTTTATAGCTATTGATACTATTACAGCTCTTGAAGAAATGTGTGTAGAATATGCTGATATTCTGTATGATAGAAGTCCTATGGGTAAAGGTTGGTTAGCCAAAGACCCTAAAGGTATTATAACTGGTCCAGGTCCTAGAAAGAAAGAATTACATAGTATTCTTAATCTACCTAATGGAGCTGGTTATAAATGGTTAAGAGACGCGTTTTCATCAACTGTTAATGAGATTAAGTCTTGTGCTGATCATATTATATTGTTAGGACATGTTAAGGACGTAAACTTAGATAAAGCTGGTTCAGATTTCAGCGCTTTGGATATAGATCTTACTGGTAAGATTAAAACCTCAGCGGCTTATAAATCAGACGCTATTGGGTATTTATATAGAAAAGGAAATCAGAATATATTAAGTTTTAAAACTTCTGATAAAATTGCTTGTGGCGCTAGACCTAAACATTTAGAAAACGCTGAAATAGTATTATCAGAAGATGATGGATCGGGTAATTTTATTACTCATTGGGATAGAGTATATGTTAACATTTAAATAAAAAGGTATGATTAGAACAACAAAATCAGCAAAGAGTGAAGGTGGTACATGGAATAAAAAGTTAGAACCAGGTAATCACAAAGTTAAGATTGTAAGCGTAAAGTATAATCCTGTAAACATTAGAGGATATGAAAATGCTGTTAATCTTATTTATGTTCTTGAAAGTGAACCTGTAGGAGGTGATTTTCAAGGATTTCAAATAGATAAGGATGATCCCAGTAAAGGTGATCACGAGGGTAGAGTGTCTTGGGTAAAGGCTAATCCTTTTCCATTCTATACCGGTAGAACTAAAAACGGTAAACCTCGAGATACAGTTAGTTCTGTACTAGCTAGTATAAAGGGTATGTGTTTAAGTCTAGGTTGTATGGATTGGTGGAAATCTGTAGATGGTAAATATGAAACCGTTGAAGATTTTGTTAAAGCGTTTAATGATGATGCTCCCTATGAAGATAAATGGCTATATGTATGTATTCAAGGTACACAGTATAAAAAAAGAGATAGTAACTATTTAGAATGGGATTTATCTTTTCCGTATGGAATAGATGGACGTTATCCATATTCTTCAGCTGATGGTGATTTATCTAAAGTTGTAGAGTTTGATTCTGATGTTCATGCTATAAAGCTACCAAGTCAAGAAACAAATGATAATTCTGATTCTGATTCAGGATCTGATTTTGATATTGATCTTTAATTTAAAATCCGGCAATTAATCAAAGGAGTCTGAATCAAGTAGGACTCCTTTTTTTAACTATATTAATTATGATAAAGACAAGTTTAGTACTTAGTTGTAAAGATATACCAGATCATTGGGTATATTTTTATTACGCCGGTGTTGAAATACCCGATAATATAAAAAATCATTCGGTATTATCAATATTCAATCCTAAAGATACTAAGCCTTCATTAGTTTTTTATTATAAGGATGACCGATTATTATTTCACGATTTTTCAATAGGTAAAGGTGGTAATATCATTGACTTTTATATCATGATTAGTAAGCTTTTAAATAAAAAGGATGTAACTTATTATGAAGCTAAAGAAACTATTATTAATGATTATAAAATGTTTATAGATACGGGAAACGTACCTAAAAAACTTCAACCTAATATGACACCTAAGTATCAGATAAAAGAGTATAAGGTAAGACCATATTCTTTTGCTGATATTACATATTGGCAATCCTATAATATTAGTCAATCTTTACTAGAGAAATATAACATATATCCATTAGAATATATCTTATTTGATAATGGTTATAAAAATTTCAGACTAAGGAAAGGTATGATGTACGCTTATACTAAGAAAGACGGTACATTGTATAAGACATATTCTCCTTTACAAACTGATAAGAAATTTAATATCTATAAACAATATGTTCAAGGTTTTGATCAATTAACCTGGGATAAATCAACTTTAGTAATAGTATCGTCAATAAAAGATGGGTTAAGTCTAGTATCCTTAGGGTATGACGTAGACTTTTTAGCTCCTAATAGTGAGACGGTTATGCTTAAAGAAGATCTTGTTAAAAAGATATTAGATAAGTATCCAAAAGTATATGTTTTATATGATAATGATAAAACCGGTGAAACACAGGCTTTAAAGTATAAGGAAAAATATAATATAGAATTTATATCAATTCCGTTATCTAAAGATCTATCAGACTCTATTAAAGATTATGGAGTTGACCAAGTAAAACAAATTTTAAATCAATATCTATGAGTTGGATTTATAAAGGAGTTGTCTTTACTTCAGAAATGATACCTGAAAATAGTGTTGGATTTGTATATATTATGAGCGCTGTAATAGATGGTGCTTCTATGTTATATATCGGTAAAAAGAACTTTTATTCCGATAGAAAATCTAAATTAGCTAAAAAAGATTTACCTACTGATAAACGTAAAAAGACCTATAAACGGGTAAAGAAACTAGCATATGAAAACTACTATAGTAGTAACGAGGTATTAAAAAAAGCTCATAACGATGATGTAAAAATTAAAAGAGAAATACTATGTATTTGTTATTCTAAATTAGAATTATCGTATATGGAAACTAAATATCAATTTATACATGAAGTACTCGAAAAAGATAACTTCTTGAATTCTAATATTTTAGGTAAATTTTATAAACAAAAAAAAAATGATTTCAGAACTAACTAAATTAAAAGACGCGGGTTATATTAAATTAATAATCAGATACTCTGGTAGTGGAGATAGTGGTGATATAGACGAAATACTAACTGAAGATGCTGGAGGTAATGAAAAATATATAATTGAAATGGACAATATTGATAGAGAAGCTATTAGAGAAGCTATTAGCGATTACTGTTATTCTAATTTATTACAAAATATTGAAGATTGGTATAATAATGATGGAGGTTATGGAGAAATACATCTTGATCTTGATACCTTAGAATATTCAATTTCAAATAATATACGTGTTTATGATATAGAATCATATCAACATTCAGGAACAATAGAAAATAAATTATAATGGAAGAAGTAAAAAAACAAGGAATGGAAAGTAATTTTGTACCATATCAGATAGCTCTTGATATGAAGTCAATTGGATTTGATGAACCTTGTTTTGGGTATTACAATGGACAAGGCAACTATATTGGGGAAGAAGGTAAAATGAACTCCAATTGCAACAAATTAGGAATGTATGACGCTTATTGTACTGTACCACTATACCAACAAGCA